CAGGATGAACGTGTACGTCACCACTATATGCCATTCCTAATGCTGAAGTGCCCTTCTCTCCACGTCCTCCTTTCCTGTCGTATGCAGTTCCACCTTCTCCTCCATCTCCACCAGCACCAAAAATTCTTCCATTAGCCCCAACATCAACACGAAGTTGTGTGCCACTTTCCCATGCACCACCAGTTCTCAGTGTAATTTTTTTATTGCCATCTTCTCCGGAACTACTTCTTGAAAGTCTTTTATTAACATGTATAATTATTTTAGTCCCACTGGTATTTGATGGTGGGGACGACTTAAATCCTAAAATCTTCACTTTTCCTGCTTTATATTGCTTATATCCAGTCTTAATGTTTACATTGTTCTTACTTTCTACTTCAGGGCCTCCACTATAATAATCAACAACTACATTTAACCTTTTCTGATAAAAATCACTAAATCTTATTGTTCCAGATTGTGGAATACTTGATGTTGGAGGTCTATGTGATTGACCTGTATCATCATCATTATCAAGTCCCAAATTACTTAAACCACCAACATTCTGACTAATACGGTAGGCACCTAAATTTTTACCTGGTGACATACCAAATTCATTTTTTATATCTGTGAAACTAATTGGATCTCCAGTATTTTTGTTAATCATAGATTATGCGCTAGTAATTGTTTCCCAGGAAGAACCTGTATAAACTTGTAATTTATTAGATGTTGTGTTGTAAATGAACGCACCAGATACTGTTCCTAATCCAACTCTTTCCGCGTCAGAAACTCTTGGTGGAATCATAAATGAATGTGTAGTTCCAGCACCAGCATTAGCAAAATCTATTGATGATTGTGGAATAGTTGTGCCAGCAGAAACTTTTGTTCCAGAAATAGCACCATTTACATCAAGAGCAAAGAATTCTCCAATAACACTGGTTCCAATTCCAACATTACTAGAATCATCAACAAAGAATTGTCCGACACCAGGATTAACAGCAAATGGTATAAATGAAGGAACTGTGCCTGTATTTCCAATTACTAAATGTCTTTCTACTGTCGCTGTCTCACCTATTGAAACTATATTAAATGTGGATATTCCTGAAGATACGACATCTCCAGTTACATTACCAAATAAATTGGTGTTCATTGAAGATACATTCAATGATGATATGGTTAAATTTCCACTAATAAAGACATCACTACTAAAGAAAGCATCCTCACTGAATGTTGATATTCCTTGAACATTCAATCTTTGTGATGGATTAGTAATACCTAATCCCAGATTCCCCCCATATGTGAGGGACATGATTACACTGTCATTATTGTGCCAATGGAAATCACCAGTTCCTATTCCAGGAGCGCCAGATTGTAGGTAACAATTGATGTTTCCATCACCATAGTTAATAAAATCAAGAGAATTGTGTGTACTATAGGGAAAAGATATACTGTCATTGGCATATCTAATTTGAGCATTACTTCCCAAAAGTTGTACAGATGACCCAATAGTTATAACTGATTCTTCTTTATCCGATAATAATCTAAGAGAAGCAGATCCACCGGTAGTGGTATTGATTCCCGCAAATCTATCCACTAAGATATCAGCACCAATACCTGAAGTCGTTAGTCCAACAGTTATACTTCCGGTTAATGGATCAGTTCCAATACCAAGTGTGGATTTTACGCTAGATACTCCAACAATAATTCTATCGATTTCTATATCAGCATTCAAAGTTAAGTCAGTTGCTGTAGTAGCTGTGCCGATTACATCTCCTTCAAATCTAGTTCCAGTTATGATTCCAGAGATGACATTGGATACTTCTATATCTGGGGTTCCACTTAAAGAAAGAGCAGTTGAAGCAGTTCCAACTACATCACCGTCTAATGAAGTTGCTGTAATAATTCCAGTAATTACTATCTCATCGCCCTCTAAATTACCAATAAAACTAGAGGCAGTTGCTAGACCAGTTACATTAAGTTGTTGACCATTGAAGGTGGTAGCAGTTGCTAGACCAGTTACATTAAGTTGTTGACCTTTAAAAGTATTAGCAGTTACAATACCAGAAACTACTATCGCATCACCTGTCAAATTACCAGTGACATCTCCAGTTAAATCTCCATTAAAATTAGAAGCAGTTGCTAGACCAGTTACATTAAGTTGTTGACCTTTAAAAGTATTGGCAGTTATAATACCTGTTATTTGTATGTCCTCTGGCAGTCGATCATTATCAATAGTTCCAGATACTAATTCATCAGCGTTAAGTAAAGTTAGTAATGAACCTATGCCAACAAAACTTGAAGCAGTTACGATCCCTGTTGCTATTACATTCCCTTCGGAACTAATCCCAACACCAGGGGCAAATCCAGCAACAGACGTGTCGGTATTTCCACCAATCTGAAGCATAAATCTTGGGTCATCGGTGCCTACACCAACATTTCCAACATTATAGATGCTAATGAATCCCAATCCAGCATCAACATCTAACCACTGTGAAGTTGGCATACCTTGAAGGTATCTAGCATCACCATAGTAAGTAACAATTCCGGTTGGATCTGGAGCAGTTACAATACCGCTACCAATACTTACACCACTACCAACAATAATACTATCAGATTGTAATTTAATTTCTTTAAATGTTGATATTCCAGAGACAACTAAAGATTGTCCTCTTAACTCAGTTGCGGTAGCAAATCCAGAGATTTTTGCATCACCACGAACATCTAGCAATTCAGTTGGAACCGTAGTGCCGATTCCAACCAAACCAGTAGGACTTACTACTAAATTATCATCATCAACTTGAACACCATTACGAAAATTAAACTGCTTGTTATAATTCGCCATCTCAGGATGCTTTTCTAGTTATTTAGTTTATCTTCAAGAGAAGAAACCTTATCATTTAGTTCCTTAATAGCTTCAATTAAAAGTGGAACAAGTTTTTCATAACGAACTGCTTTGTATCCATTATTTCTAGTTGTGACAATTCCTGGCAATCCAAGTGATTCAACCTCTTGAGCGATAACACCTGTTTCAGTTCCATCATTATCAGATTTTTCATTCCAATCAAAGGTGTATCCTCCCAGAGAAACAACTTTTGCTAAAGGATCTTCAATCTTAGAAATATTATCCTTCAATCTTTCATCAGAACTTAAGAAAGCAAAAATGTCACCAGCAGCACGAACTTGATTACAATTGACATTTCCATCAATATCGATATTTCCAGTAGTTTCGATATTTCCGTTAGTACCAATTAACTTGACAAATTGGGAGGGATTAGTTTGGGTAATGTCAGAGTTTGATATAGAAAATGTACTACCATTAAATCGGGCATTGGTATGCATTTCAAGATTTTTGGAGGGACCAGCTCCATCAACCACCATCATATAACCCTCTCCACCGCCACTGCCAGGACCAAAAACTTTTGCTTTATTTGCGGTTTCTGCGATATCTACGGTACCTTCAAAGGTAGCTGCTTTGACTTTATTACTAGTAATTTGAACTGTATTACCAGCAAAGTTAGCAGCACTAGCTACGCTTATATCACCTTTTACCTGGGTATTACTGCTATTACTACCAATAGATAAATTTCCAGATTTTGGTTCAATTGTTCTACCGTCAATTCTAACAAAAGCAGTCTCTAAATCACCTCCAACGAAAACATCTTTTTTAATACCAACACCACCTTCAACTCTCAGAGCACCGGTTGAAGTACTGGTAGAATTATCAGTTACAGTAACCTCGAATCTAGAGTTAGCTTCAATTTTACTACCTGAGGATCCTTGCTCGGCACTTAACTTTAATTCACCACTTCTAGTTGTGATTGTTTGGTTACCACTAGTAGTTGGAGAATTAGAATCATAGTAACCTATCATTATTCTGCCAATATGTGCTTCGGCAAACGCATGGGTTTTACAACCAATACCAACACCAAAACCACCAGAATCAGAAGCATCTACAGAAGGTTGAAGACCCTGGTCTAAGACTCCTCCTAGAAGGTTAGATGAAGGATAATGTCCACTTAAATTAGAATCACCACCTATCCTAATATGGGTTTCTACAAGAGCACGATCATTAACTTGTAACTGATCTTGAACCCACAAATCATCACCAACATAAAGATCTTTTCCAACATGTACGCCACCACCAAAGAACCCACTAGGAGTACCACCACCACTACTTATGCTGTTGATATTATTTGTTGAATTAAATGTCCCTCTTTCACAAACATGTAAACTCTTTCCAATAGCAGCACCACCAGAAACTCTCAGTGCTGCATTTTGATCAGTGCAGTTATTAGCGTCAGTTTCGGAACCAATGTCAACTGATCCATTTGTCCTAAGAGACTTAGGAACAGAAGTTAGAGTCATTGGTTTACTGAATCTAACTGTTGATGAGAATGTTACAGGACCATCAAATTGCGAAAGTAATTGTTTAGACTTACCACCCTCAACCAGAATTCTATCTTTAACAATAACTTCGTCAAATACAACACTCAGTGTATTTGGATCTTGACCTGTGATGGTTGGAATTGGAACATCAAATGTTTTTTGCTCTCCAGATTGAGCAGAATACTTAGTATTTCCAATATAGAAGTCACCGTCACTATCCATACCAGTGTATAGAACTGTTCCACCGGCAGTTTCTTGTGATTGTGACAAGAACTCTTCATCTTCACTAAGAGTCTTAACCTGAACCTGTGGAAGACCTGTAGAGTAGTTACCAGGACCATATCCAAGATATTCAAAGGTGTGACCGGAAGCACGAAGAATAGATGGTCTACGAAGTTCAATAGGAAGTAATTTAATTTTCCTGATTTCAGAATTTGGTTGGTGCCTCTCAGCGATGGTTCCCATAGAACCACGAATTACTTCTAATTCATTGTTTATGATCGTCGACGATCTGACTCTCATAATTTCATTATCAATTTGAATATAGCATCCGAGAGGGAATCTAGATCCAATATGTGATAAGGTTGTTGTATATGGAATTTTTGTTTGTGTAATATCAATATCAGTGGTTCCACCGACTTTTAGTGATTCATTATCAAAGAATGTATGAAGTCTAGTTCCAATGTTTTCACCAAAATTATCAGCACTAGCATCATTAGCAGATAATGCATGTTTTAAGTAATACTTAGCACCTGTTAAATTGACATCAGAGAAAATTCCATAAGACCAGTCCCCACTACTTTTTTCAATAGAACTAACAACAAAATTACCTAAACTTACATCATTAGTATCTAAAAGTTCAATTGAATTTCCGTTTGATAAATTATTTTCTTCAGCCGACAAGGCGGTAAAGACACTGCCAGAAGAACCAGTAATAGAAGTAAGTTGTTTAACTTTACCAACTACAGTAACATATTCTCCTGGATTTATTTCAGGAGAGCTAGTATGTGTTTTAATAACAATTTGATTTTTGTTTTGTAAGGATCCACTACTTCCATCAATCCTATAATATCCACCAGTGGCAGTTCCGATACCGGTTATTTGAACATAACTATCAGATCCATCACTTATATTAGTAGAGGCAACTGTAATGGATGCTGAAGTGGCAGATGGTGTTCCACCAATTACTGTTGTATCAAAGTAGAGAGTTTCGTTCGCAGTGTATCCAGATCCATGTTCTATGACAGTATATTGGCTAGCAGCGCCATTACTATCAATCGTGACAGTTGCTGTGGCACCATCCCATATTGCTATTGATGGTGAAGAAGGATCATTGAATAATTTTACATTATAATATGTGCCAGGAGTATGACCAGATCCAGCATTAGCAAAACTGGTAGAATCAGCATCAAAGTGTATGCTATTCAAACCATGCTCTTCAAGAAGAGTTAAAGTTCTAGTATTGTTACCATTATCAGTAACACCTACAATTCTATTACCTAGAGAATATGCTCCAAAGAAAGAGTCAATAGTTTCTCTGGTCAAACTTCTCTTTAAGTCATTGGTAACAACTTCTCCAAGAGGAGTTCTCTTTGCGTAGGATGCTGCTGCTGGTGGATTATCCTCCTCATTATCTCTGTCTAACTGTGGATAAAGATCAGTAATATTCTGACTGTATTTGAAACTAGAGAATTCACCACTCGCTTGTGAAACTTTATTATCAGCATTGAGAACATAAAGATAGTAAACACCATCCTGTACATCTTTTATAAAAGGAGTAACCGTCTCTACACGATAGATGTAATGATTTTTCCTTATATCATTTCTAGAGAAGTTTGGTAGATTCTTGTCTCTCGTTTGAACATCAATGATAGGATCTCCAGGATCACGAGCAATTCCAAAAACATCAGTATCCTTTACAGTAAATGTCTTACCATCAACAATAGTATCTACCTCAAAACTTCCGTTAAATCCAAATTTATCTCTACTTGCCGAATTATTTGTACTAGGGATATTATTGAGATTTACAAAATCACCTACTTTGAGACTATGAGATCTATCTGCTGTGATTCTAATAGTATCAGTTGATGGTGTATAAGTGCAACTACTAATAAATCTAGGATTACGATCAAAATCATAATCTTGTGATGTTATACTTGTGATGCTAAAATCACTAGCATCTCTTACATTAACAGTAGCAGATTCTTGTAAGACAAAACCAGTTACTGGATCTCTAGAATTGTTAAGTTCTTTTGGAACAACATAACGCAATTTGTAAATTTTTTCATCAATACTTCTTCCATCCTCAATTCTTCGGAAGTAAGATATTTCGGTTTCTGTAATTACTGGGTTAGAATTGGCACCATCTGCTTCCAACTGAGTAAGTTTACTAGTCAGTGTATTATTAGAACCGGATACGTATACAAACCAGTTTGCTTTACTATAATCATATTGAATTGGATGACCGATTTCACCTGCTTTTTTATCAGAAACTCTACTCTCTACTCTAAGTTGAACCCCGCCATAACTTCTAATTGTAATTGGTTCAGCGAGGTTAGCATTAGTAACCGATGAAGCAATACGGAATTGATTATTAGATAACGAAATATTTGAAGTAGATTTAGTAACAGCGTAATAAACTTTATTACTCTCTAATCCTTCAGGTAAATCACCAGTTTCACTGAAAATTCTGATAGATTCTCCATCAGACAGATTGTGAGCTTGAGTACAGGAATAAACAGTTTGACCATTTACAGTTCCAAGAGTAATTCCAGTGAAAACTTTAGCAGAAGTATCAGAACCAGTAACAGTATTACTACCACCATTTACTGGTATGGTATCTGTCATTAAAGTCGTGGCTTCAAATGTAGCGCCGCTAGAATCCTTTAAGAATACTGTGTCATTTACTTTGGCACCAACTCTAAATCCTTGAGCAATAATTGGGGGTGGTTCTGATTCAACAGTATATCCCAGCAAATAAACTCTTTCTGGAAATCCCGTATCGTCATGTTTTGCAAGATCAAATTGTGCCCATTCAATTTCTACCTCACTATTACCAAGAGATCTAGGAGTCACAACACCAGTTATATAACCTCTATCATCTTTGTCAAATGCTGCCCTCTTAAATCCATCAGCAGCTAAGGAGAATTGACCAAAGTTTGAGTTAGAGTTAGTAATAGATGCGTCACCACCACTCAAACACTCAAAATGCTTATGGAAACCAATAGCAAACACAGAAACGATCTGAATGACCGAATCGTTTGACATCTTAATATGGGTTGAAGTCCATCCATCCCTATAGACAGCATCAGAATCTAGATGGAATACTGTGGCATCATTACTTGAAGACGATTCTTGTGATAATGCTTCTCCATTGACTCTTCCATATCCAATACCACTCCATCTTCTATTTGATGGATCGTATTTTACAAAGGCACGATCGTCTTTTTGAAGAGAGACGGCGGTAAACTGAGCAACAACCATAGAGCGGAAACCATCCGCTTTGGAACCATCAGCATGCATTCCCTGTATACCATATACAGATCGCAAAGAAACATTGAAGATATATGGTGAAGCACCAGAAACAGTGTCAGTTTCAATAATAGCAGCGGCACCGTTTCCTGGTGCCAGACCCGCAGGAGCTCCAGCAGGTAGATTAGCCCTTACCGATGGTAAAGAGTATGTGAATTTTCTCTCACTAATAACAGAAACTACTTTTGTTGAGATATTATAATCTTCTACATTGATACCCTTAATTTTGACTGGTGTTCCCGCATTGAGACCATGAGCAGATTGAGTCTCGACCGTAACAACGTTGGATGGAGTAGATCCATCACCAGAAATAATACCAGAGATAGTGATTGGATCAGAGGCAAAAGCACCAACAATTTCCCATTCTGGGCGTTGCTTGGCAAAAGACAGTGGAGACGCTGGATACTTCTGATCAATCTCTCTTCCAGAGGCTCTATTAAATGCGTTACTAACCTTGCTGTAATACATATCAAGGTCTGTAAGCGAATATCCACCTGGGATATTAACACCATCAGCATATTCAAAACAAGTAAGTTTGTGGTGTGAGAAAGTTGGTTTAGATCTATTGTTTGTAGAGAAGTCAATTGGATCAGTATAGACTAATCCTGCCTCATCACCATCAAAGAAAGTGAACTGCCAGAAATAACAAGCACCAGTAATTCTGAAGATAGCAGAACTACGAACGTTATCATCAGTTGGATTTGGAACATATTTTGGTCTGACTTTAGTCTTTCTTAAATCTAGACCAACAATAGAGGTACCACGGGGAATAATTATACCACCATTGATACTGTTAAACTTATAGAGAATATTATTTTCTTGAGTTAAATCAAAATTAGAATTAAGAGTAAGTGTTAATTCATTTTGAGCAGCAGATTCTGCGCCATTTGGTGCAACAGAAATAGCGTTATTGGCAACGTCTTTTATTGCATAACCGGGTCTATTATCAATTAAATGCTCACCAGGGAACACAAGAATAGTAGTTTTCTCTACTAAGTCATTATCATCACCCCTTAAATATGAGAATCTTGCCGACTCTAGCAGTGCTCTCTGAATAGTTTTGAAGGGTTTTGTTAATGAATTACCTTGGTTTTCAATACCATCAGTAGAGTCAAGGTCATTAGGGTTTACATATAGAATGCGACCTTCAGCATTCTTGATAAAATTCTCAAGCTTATTAAGAGGCATCTTATTCTGACAACCGTTAGATTTCTATGTTTTATTTATCCCCTTAAATCTTCCTCGTCAAAATAAGATACTAGATCTTCTGGCAATACTTCTGGGTTTGAAATCTCAATTGAATCAAAGCATGGATGACATGCTTCTTGCATCAAATAATTAGATCCTCTGTAAACATCATCTACGTCAAAACTCTTATTTCCATTTGCTTCTTTAACCAAGTCTTGATCCCAAAGATGACCAACAGGCAATTCATCAAAAGTAAATGGGATATCATTTAAGAAGTACATCTTGACGATCATTCTCTCATCGTTATACCAAACTAGAGACGAGCTAACCTCAAAAACGTTCTTCATGATACCTCTTTTTAGGTATTTAGTGCGAGTAGGGAGACTTGAACTCCCACGAGCGTAATGCTCAACAGATTTTAAGTCTGGTGTGTCTACCGATTCCACCATACTCGCAGAACACTACACTTATCAGTATGCTTGCTATGGGGCACTACACCCAACATACTGACAGTCTGTAGCGGAGCAAAAAGAAAGTAACCAACTCTCTAGATCACAGTGTGGTTAGCACCGTCGCGGGCGAACTCATTCCCCGTCGAATGCTTCCTGAGAGGATCGAACTCTCCTTAGGCAAATTATGAGTTTGCTGCATTCACCAGATTGCTAAGGAAGCAAATAGGACTGCTGGGACTTGAACCCAGATCACTCCGTTATAAGCAGAGGGCCTTTACCTTTAGGCGACAGTCCCGGATGATTCGTGATTACTGTGCTTCGTTGTTATCATCCTTGTATATTCGCAGCAGTTCATCATCTGCTGGCACGAATACTGCTGCTGTACCATCTTCTCGCACAATACCTATGTGCTCTCCATTTTCAACTCTTGCGAAGAGTTCATCAAAATTCTCTTGCCATTCTTTCAAAGTAAAAATTTCCATCATTCCTTCAACGATAAATCTGCATATTCAATTTGATCTGCATTCAAATGTGTCGTGCATTTTTCTAACACATTCATAAATTGAATGGCATTTTCACACTCTACAATTTCAGAGTCTCCATCATCACTGTAAAGAAAAAATGTGCGGGTACAAATGTCAATTATCACACCTGAAACATAAGTTTCGTTCATTGTGTGTTCCGTTGAATACCTCAATATTATAACCCATTTGGGTCGGAGAGTCAAGGGTGTTACTGAGACACTAAGAAATTATTATTATCGATGATACTATTGGTAACAAGACCGGAAGATGGTATATGAACTCCAGTTGCACTACTACCAATTATACCAGCGTTGTCTACAACAATTACATTTTTTGTACGAATTACTCTAATACATAATCCACTATATCCAGGAACATCAAAGGAATTACCTTTAATAGTTAAATTTGTTCCTTGATTAGCAGTATCAGCAGAATTAGAGGATGAAACAAAAATTAAAGTACCAGTAGTTTCACCACTAATTTGAGTAAAAACGTTATCTCTAATAACGCAGTTATTTACTTTTTCATACTCATAAACAGTTGGTGGATTTCCACCATCATCAGCCTGTTCAGTTGCAATTCTAATCTGAGCCATATATTCAGTGTTAACGAATTTGTTACCACTAACGATATGGTCAGATCCGTTGACCAGATCAACTACACCTTGAACAACAGATACACCTTGATCATTAACAGGAGATGAAGTCCAGGTATTATAGAAAGTATTGTTAGAAATTACTGCGGAGTTGAACTTAATTTTACATCCACGACGGTTAAAGTCTTTAATATGATTACCAGTTATGAATACGTTGGCATTGTAATAAACAGGAAGAGTTTGGCTATTACCATCGTCAGGTGCTACACTCATAACTGAGATTGCATCACCCTCATTACCTGCAACAGTGTCGATAATATTATCAGCAATTAAAATAGGTTTACTAAGTATTCTATCAGTATCAAAAGCAACTGCTCTTGCCATTCCTCTTCCTTGGATAGTTGGATGATCATGGGCAATTAGATTGGTAATGTAATTATCAGTAATTTTTGCTCCAGTGTCAATGGAAGTAAATAATGGAGGATTATTATTAGTATCAGATTTGTTAAACAATTCAAATGCAATAGCTTTACCACCTGTCGGATGAACAGGTGATTCCAGATCTCTAACTCTACAATGGTGAATGTGTGGATCTAAACAACGATTAAACTGTGCAAAAATCTCAATTAAGTTGTTACCGTTACAGTCCAAAGAGAAATCAACATATTCAGCTTCCGTAAATACAAAAGCTTTCAACAGCACTTCAGGACTTCCAGAAGCAGCAGCGAGGGCAGCAGCAGTAGTAGTGATAGTACCCTCACCATAGATTTTACGTCCATTTAAAGATGAAGTTAGAGGTGCGGTAATAACATAATCTCCAGCAGGGAAGTAAATGGCTTTGTGATTGGCGGGATCATCAAGAACTGATTGAATAGCACTAGTGTCATCCGTGCTACCGTTTCCTACAGCACCGTAATCTTTAACAGAAATAATTCCTCCAGAACCAGAATTATTTTGCCATGTAGGAGCACTTCCAGAACCATTAGAGGTTAATACTTGACCTGTATTACCATAATTAGCACCACCAACACCAATTTCTCCATTAATTCCAATACGAACCTTTTCGTTACCATTATTTAAAATAATTATTGATTTATCAGTTGAACCATATGAAATACTTGCTGCACCAATATTTACATTTTTATCAACAGATACATCACTATAAAAAGATGCCGGAGCATAAAATGTAGAATCGAAAAATACTTTGTTATCCATTATGATAGTGCCTTAATTGCTCCATTTGCGATTTCTGTAACACCAACTAAACCTGGTCCACCTGCTCCAGTGATAGCTGCTCTGGCAATACCCTCTGCAGCAAGACCCGAAAAAACCTGTCCCATGAAAGAATTTGCATTAAATTCAGTTGCGATACAATCTGGACCATAGGAGTGTGGTGCGTCACAATATGCTTCTTTAGCATTAATATCAAATTTATTACCAGCATCAATTGTAAAATTCTCACCACACTTAAATTTTATATTATTTTTAGCATCGAATATAATATCTTTACCAGAAACTCTAACATCACCATTCTCTAGTGCACTTATGACAATGCTACCCTTCATCCCGGTGATACAGACATCAACACTTCCTCTATTATTTTTTGCTCCTGCTACAATTTCAATAGTTCTGTCATTATAAAAATGGTAAATTCCACCTTGACATAACCCCTGTAGTGATACGTCACCATTATCTGTTCTCCCATAAAAATCATACACACCTGAACCATTGAAACCCATCTGCGGATTTGCGGTTTCAAGTCTAAAATCAGGACTGTATGACTCTACTCTTCTTTTTGAAAACTTATGGGACATGGATACCTCGTTTGTGATATTTATTAGTATCCGCCATATCCGCCACCACCACCAGAGGATGGTGGAGGAGTTGGTGGTGGTGATGGTGATGGAGGAGTAGGTGAAGGTGTTGGGGAAGATCCACCTGCGCCACCACTACCATAAGATTGTTGTGATGGTGGAGATGGTGCTGGAGTTGGAGTTGGAGTTGGCTCTGGAGCAGGAGTTGGTGATGGTGTAGCAGTTGGTGTATCTACACTATCTGTAGTGGTAACATTTGAAACTGATCCTCCAGTCTCTGTACTATATGATGTTGAACCAAGACTTTCCTCTTTAGTATCATAGATGAATTTGTGTTTTGTGGAGGAATGAATTATACCTACCATCTTTCTACCATTTGATGGGTGTATATGGAATGGACCATAGTATTCTTTACCATCAACATATCCAACAAGCAGATCATCTGATGAAATACAATCAACAACTGTCTTGATCTCACCTTGAGGATCTTTTGGTCTAGTGATAAGACGTGGACGTAAGATGGCACCAATTCCTTTCTTAGAAGTAATAAAGTATTCTAATCCTTCTTCAATGGATGGAATATCAAGATCATCATCAACTCCTTCAGTCTTTTTAGGTATCTTAATTAATTTTGTAATTCTACCATCATCATCTGTTTCTATTTCATATTCATTACCATTAGTATCAATAACTTTATCATCATCAGGATCGTATCCACCTCCAGATTTAACGATTATAGGACCATTTTCATCATCAGTAATGTAATCCTCTTCATCATCACCAGGGGTATAATCAGTTCCTGGTGATTCAACATAGATATCAATTATTTCTTGATACGTTGGTGAGTCTGGATTATAATCAATCACAGCTCTAGCAGCGGCACCATATCCACTTTTACATTCATCAACAACTTCGACAAATGGTGGGAATGTGTATCCTCCACCACCATTAACTAAATCAACACCAATTAAACTACCAGTAACACCTCTGCCAGCATCTGAAAGTTGAAGGATTGCTTTAGCAACACCACCGACTCCATTGATACCACCACCAAAGATTTTAACTTTTGTTCCACCACATCCACCAAGTTCTGGTGGACCGGCAAAACATTCTCCAAGAGGACTTTTGAATCCAGGAACAGAGACACTAGGATTAGCAAAATCAAATACTCCAAGAGATCCAGTAGCACCAGCAATATCTTGAACTGTATTGATTGCCAATTCTGCTAAATTTTGTGCCTCATTGGCAGTTCTTAAAATGTCTTCTACTGGTACTCCAACTTTATCTGTTGTTCCCTTTCCTATCACCCATTCATTAGAAGCTAAATCAAACTCTGGTGCTATTTCATTACATCCAAGTTTATCTGCTAAACCTAAAATGGCATCAGCAGTACTTCTTAAGAAGTCAAGAGGACTGAATCCCATCAAAATTTTATCCAATCCACCCATTAATGGTTGTAAGAATTTAGTAACTCCTCCAATAATATGATTCATTATTGAACCAATGACTTGGTCTCCAATACATGATACAAAATTATTTACATTTTCAGCAACACTTTGTAGAACACCTTTTATCATATCACCAAGACCATTAATAACATTATTTGCTACACATGGTATGGCATCAGATAATTCTTTAACAGGGGAAATAAACAGTGCTTGGGCAATGGTGCCTGCTTTATCAGCGGCAATAGGATTGCCAGTGGCAGCAAGAACTGTAGCGTAAACAGTATCATATAAAACCTGTAGACCACCATTCAAGACAGGAACCATGGCTTCAGATAGATTCTTTGTCATATCCTGAACCATCTTAGTGGCACTTTTCTGAATTCCAGCAGTTACGCCATCAATTTCTTCAAAGATTCTTTGTTTTACTCCATCAACGGCACTAGTAATACTGTTAATGCCAACATTGATAGCATCAAAACCACCTTGAACACTTGATATGATCTCCTGTATTCTTGTTACAAAGTTTTCAGTTTCATTCTTAATTTTCTGAGGAGCACTATCTCTATCTGTAGACGCTACGGTTACTTTTTGACCAATAACATTTGATGCAGCATTTACCTTTTTTCTAGGATCATTTTCTGGATTTACTTCCGAATTAATTTTGTCAGCAGTTTTCTTATCTACGGCAGGCGGTGATGGTTGACTAGTTGTATTCTGCTCATTAGATTCACTTGACGCGATAAAAGAACCATCATTGTTTATCGATCCAGTTCTTCCAGTAAATGGTACAAATGGACTTAAATAATTATCAGATGGAACCTGACTTGTTCTACCAAAAACTCCAACAATTACAGGAACCTGAGCATTATCGCCATCCAAGAAGAATCCAAAAACAGTATCACCTGGAGATACTGCTATTGTTTTTGCTCTATTAGCTGCTCCAGAACCATCTGTGGTTCCTAAAAGAACAATTGCCCAGGGCAAATCTTTATTTGGAAGATCATTTAGACTATATGGGTGGTACCCCATAATACGAACTTTTACTCTATTACCCCATCCGCCGCCATCATTTTGTTGAGCATACTCCTCCTCTTCTGGTGGTATCTGACCAATCCACCAACGGAAACCATCCCTTCCAATAAAATTAGTTTTTAGTAAAGACTCCTCTAACATTATTTTTCTTTATTATTTGGATTGTGCTGTCCGAAAGTATCTCTAACAAGTTTCATTGAGGTCCAAGTTCCCTCAGTGTCAAAATGATGACATAACTCTTTAATCATATATAGACCACTTTGCTCCTGGTCAAACTCAGATACATCACCAGTTGTATTTGTAGGAAATAAACACTCGATTACATTACCTGCTTCTAATTTAGTATTACCTGGAACAGTGAGTGTCAGTGTCTGTGTCATCAAACTATTATATCTAAACAGTGCTTGTGATTGATATAATAATGGATCTGCGTTGACCTCAGTTGAAACACCAATCTCTTGTGTTCCTAAATCAATTACTCCAGTAATCAAACGTGTTGGAGTATCCCCTAGGGTTAATTCTGACGTATCACTAATCTTGGGTAGAATTATTTTATCACCTAAATTTCTAGATTTGTCAATGTAATCATCTTGCTTAAAAGTTCCTTTCTCCGGATGTGTAAATGTGCCATTAAGTGGATTAAAAAAACTTCTCATACTAGCATACACACCTAATCTTAAATTTTCAGATAAATTTTGATTCCTATTGGTTACATAACTTACAATAGTAAAATCTTCAAAGTCTTTGTTAGATGGAACAACTTCTGTTGATGTATAAGTTTCAACAGATTCTGATGAAATAAGTTTATCAATAGATTTGAATTTGTATCCACTTTGAGTTTCAAAAAACAAATATCCAGCAGTTCCATCACCTTCCATTTCAGGTACTGCCTTGGATGCCAACCAAGTCAATACAGTAAATGGTTTTCTCATATTACCAATAAAACCATACTTGTTCATTGACTGGTCTATCTCAACATTTTTACTTGTCTGTAGATATTTTATAATTATTTGTTCAGCAGAAGCTGATATTGGTGAAGATGTTGGGAATTTTACTGGAACTCTAGCAGTTTCATTAGTAATTGCTTCTCTAGAGCAGAGATTTAATACAAAGTTTTCAGTTTTACTATCAGTTATAACATTTGAAATACTTGAAACATAGAATGACATATCCATTCTATCCTTAATCTTCATCGTTACTCTTTCACCACCTCTTAAGGGTAATCCTTGATATATTCCTTTACCGTTAATTGTATTACCAGTATTTGTTACAAGTATCTTAACGGTGATTGTGGGTGAAAAAATATCTTCATAATAGTCAATAGATTGAATACCAAGTCTTAGATCAACAGTTGTTGACCCATCGTTAGACTCTATAACTATTTCTTCATATATTGAAGGATCTGACAGGGACATTATACGTATTCTAACTCTCTAAGAAGTGTCTTTGTAATAAAACTATTTAACGTATTTCCGCTAGGAATGGAAATAGATTCTCCACTACTGGATTGAGTCATTGGTGCGGAAGGAGAGGATCCTGATGGAATTGGAACAGTGATAATAGATCCTTTCTTTTCTGGTGTAACTTCCTGAGCAACCTCTCTTCTACTCGCACCACCTTCAATGTTTAATGATTGTCCACCGCTTCCATTAGACATTTCTGGTGTGGTAGATTTTTTACCTTCAATCTTTGCCTTTGTTAGACGTATCAGAGAAACATAAGGTGCCGGAACCATATTGCCACCATAATTTGTCGAACCTCTTTCAGAAGATGCCTCCAAATGGATATGTGGTCCAGTGGAACGACCCGTAGAACCAGTGATTGCAAATGAAGTTCCTGCTGGAATTTTACCTGATGATATAAGTATTCTACTATTATGTGCAAATCTCAGTTGAACACCAAGGGATGGAACCCAAACATCTATAACATTACCATATCCCCCACCGCTCTTAGTTCCAACTGCTTCAGCATCGGCGGTGAGTGAAATAAACAATCCTGCAGCACAAGCAATATCAATACCTCCATGTGGTTTTGTTCTAAAACTTTCCTGCATACCTTTCGTTGAGGTAATTATTGCTTGAGATTGACCACCAAGTAATTGAGTAACATCATCATTTACTTTGTATCTAGTGCTATCTTCAACATCTCTGGAAATGGTTGGTTGAGTGCTAGCACTTGCTGCTTTTTTGGCAGCAGGCAAAAAGTCTCGATACTTACCAGTGCGATAAACAGTCCAAGCATCAAACCCCTGTTGTTTAAATATTTCATAAGCAGCCTTAGCATTTGTGACGGGATTAAATAATTCTTTCTTGCTATCTATACCAAATAATTTTAATCTCTCATCAGCATATCTAGGATCCATGTTGATTTGCCATAATCCATAAGAATCCTCTCCAGTATTTCCATCAGGATTGTATCTTGCACCAATATTACCACCAGACTCTGCCAACGCAATTGAAACCATTGTTGGAATGTTCTTTTCTGGAATACCTGCCGTTTTAGCAATTCTTGCTATTTGTTCAGGACTTGCTTTACCACCTGAAGGAATCGGGTCTGATCCTTGCTGTCCTTGCCCCTGTTGTCCTTGTCCTTGTCCCTGTTGTCCAGAGCTAGGAGTCTCAGGATCTTCAACCTCAAATCCCAATATTTTTTTAGCAGTATCACCAAGAATCTTGAATAAATCAAAATTCCTCAGTGCTTGTTCAAATCCTAAAAAGTCTCTAGTAACTGCTTGAGCACCAGATTTTGCTTTATCAGATGCTTCTTCAATTTGTTTCTTTTGACCTAAGAAATCAAAACTAAATGCTCTTGTTGCTATATCACCAAGATTAGATGTAAATCCTGTAAAAAAGTTTATTGTTCCTTCAAACCAATTCTTTAATATTCCAGCAGCTTTTTGTATTCTACCAATAAGATCTTGGACTGTATCGATTATAACTGGTAGATTAGTAACAATCCATCCAACCAAAATTGTCCCGATAAAATCCATGATCCTACCAAGGAACCCTTTTGTGCTGCTGCCTATAACTTTAGCGGTTCTTCTAAAAATACCACCTACTCTAGATGCTTCTATTTGATCTTCTTTTTCCCTTCTTCTAACTGCTTCTCTTCTTTTTGAGAATAATTCTCTTCTTTTTATTATTGAGTTTCTTCTCTGTCTATTGCCTTCGGTGAATCCACGAATTATTTGAGAGGAAGTGGCATTGGCAGCACGTAAACTCACGCCAAAAGCATTAATAGAATTTTGAATGGTTTCAATAGTGTTACTATTACCAAGAAGAGATTTTTTTATTGCCATCAGACTGATACCACATTAAAGTTAGACATAGCACCCAGGGTGTACATATTATCACTATTATTAGTTGGATACATTTTAACAGAAGCAATAGAACCAGTAGCAGCAGGAGTTGCGGCACTTTGTTTTGATTCCCCACTGCCCGTTGCTAATGGAACTACAGTTACTCCAGGTTCTTGTGGTGGTTGGGAAACTCTCTTTGCTACTTCTTGACTTTTTGCATTAGACTGTAGCATAGATGGTGGAAGTTTTCCGTATTTGCCAATATACTTTTCTTGCTCAATAAATTCTGTTGTTTCAGGATCGAGAACTTTCTTACCAATTTTTCCTTCAGAACCTACTGGTTTATTCAAATCAACTTCCCCACTGCCAAAATCAGCGGTCATTTTTACTAAACCAGATTCTGCTTCTTTGGTTGGACCTGGTGGTTCTGGTCCTTCAGATTTATCATCCTTTGGAACCATACTACTCATAATATTAGTAGCGATATTAGCTGAAAGATTGGCAGAATTTTGAAGGGATTCGATTGAGGATGAAGATCCACCCTTTCCTTCTAAATTCCCTGATTGATCTCCGTTTTCTGTAGTTGATGATGTTTCAGGAGGATTTTCTTCACCAGGATCTAAAAATAAATCCATAAAGTCCCACCATTGATTGGTGCTTTTTCCGTCCATTTCTGGATTTGAATTAGATGCAGGGTCAGTATTTAATTCATTAGAGGGTTCCGAATTATCATTTGTATTTGGTGCTGAAGTTGGATCATCATCACTTTTTAATTTTCCAGCATCCGGAAATGGTGGTTCTCTACCAATAAATGAAGCGATACCATTAGCAGCAATCTTCAGAGCATCAGATACAAACGCCAATAATTGTCTACCAGGTCTTGTAAATAAACCAACTGCCGCTATTGCTAATAATTTAACACCAAGCAATGAGAATGTTCCAAGTATGGCAGCAACTCCTAACTTAATTGCTGCCATAGTTCCACCTATAATAACAAGATTTTTCAACACATTATTTTTAATTTCTTCAAGTTTTTCTTTATTATTGCCACTCAAAGCTTGTAAAGTTTGAATACCTTGATTTAATAACCATCCACCAAAAATGGAGACAAAGAAATTCTGAAGTCTCCCCAAAGTGAATTGTGCCTTTGTAGCAAGTCTTTGTGCGGGTGCTAGTGCTGCTGCTTGTATCTTCTTTTCAATCGTGCTTTCTTTTCCTTCTCTTAATTTCTGCTCAGATAATCTTCTTTCTAAATCAATCTCTTGTTGTTCTTTCTGTCTCTGAAGTGTTTGTGATACTTGAAAATTTCTAGCAATAACTGAAAGAGATCCTGCTAATGACTGCATTTGAACAGTCATACCTTGAATTTGATTTGCTACAATACCAAGTTGTAATGAATTCTTTGTTATTAACGTGTTCGTCTCAGCAGCATCTACCGCCATAGGAGCGACTGCTCTGCCCGTGTAAGCGGAGGCAGAAATCCTAGGTCCTCTACCAAATATTGGAGAAATCTCAACCATTCTGCTGTTGTGCCTTTAAGTTTTCTTCTTCAATGTATTGTTGGAGGAAAGCAAGATATATTTCTTTCTCCCAAGGTATCATATTTTCTAGTTCTGTCAAACTGTATTTATGGTGTTGCATCAAAGCAAAGTTAATTCTAAAGTATGACTCAAGATCTGTATGAGCCATACCTACCCGAAAAAACTTGCTAACCCCTCCAAAATAATCTCATTATCAACACCAGTATTTGGATTTGTTACAATTAACTTATGAGAAAGTTTGGGCATAGTAGAGAAGAAAGTTTCAACTTCTTTAAATTGTTTAGAATTTAATTGCTCAATAAATTCTTTAAGTTCTTTCTCAGTACAGTCTGCTGAAGACCAAGATTCTTCTTCACTATAAATCTGTTCAACACATGACGTAATAATATCAAAAGTATTATCAAGATTGACATCACTAACTACGAAGTTGTTTTGAATAAATTCATTCATAGAGGGATATCTCATTCTTAGAGTCAAACTATCATCTAGTTTTATATCTCTGGAATGTTCTTCATCATATTGAACTTGTATTGAATCTAAATCGATTACTGTTGGAACTTTTGTAGTGCCATCATCTGGACATGTAATTAGAACTTCTACTTCTTCCCCGACAGATTTACCACGAATATTTAAGAATAGATATTCAATATCGAATGTGGATAATTCTTCTACTTTAACTCCTCTAGTGATGATGCAGTTTTTGATTACATCTTTTACAGCACTGGCAATCTGCTTTGTATCCTCACTCTCCATAGCAAGAATCAGAACTTTCTCTTCCTTGACTAAAAATGGTCTATACTTTATCTTTTTTTTAGTCGAAGGTATCACCAACTCATAAGTTGGTGTGGCAATTTTTGGTAAAGGCATAATATCCTAAACAATTCAGTAAAATTATTTAGTGCTGTTAGCTAAACCATCACCACTACTACTTACAAAGTTAGAATTGTATATTTGAGATGATGATAAAATTGTTGTTCCCGCATCAAACAAATCATTATTAAATGCTTTTGATGCTGCTGAAGGATTAAGTAGTGTTCCAAAAGGATTACCAGTACTAAAAACAGCACCTGGAGTTAATCCAGATAATAGAGAAGGAGCAAAATTTGATTCTGCTCTTTCCTCCTTATTTCCTTCAGTTCTAAACAATTCGTTTATTGATCGTGATTGACCAGAGTAATATCTATCGTAATGAAAGGATGCTGTTGCTTTTAATATTGTTGATCCTTCATATGATACTGGAGTAGAATTTAATGATATTGGAAAAAGACCAAAAAATCTATATTCAATGTATCTTTTGTAATCTCTCTCAAATTTTATAATCCTCGTTTCATCACACTTATATTCACTTGGATATCTCATTTTATAGTAATACCCTTTACGAAGCGGAGATACACCACCAGCAGAAGTTTCTGTGCCACTACTAATAAACTCCATCCAGTGTTCTAGGAACTTAAGAGATCTATATGCGGTATCAACATAAAAATCCAAATCAATTTGAACAAAGGTTCTTGTATGAGCAAATTTTTCTGCCACCCCTTGATAGTTACCAATGACATCTGCAGTAGCAAATCCACTTCCAGGTAAGGATGCTCTACAACATAACAGTGATAGATTATCATTAATAAATCTATAGTCCATTCCCCTATCACTCAAGTGCTTTCTTAAGTTTGCAGCGAGACCGCCAAATTCAAATACAAAGTGTGAACTCTGAGCAACTTGAGATAAAACTGGTGATATTTGCGATATTTTCTTTGGGAATGGTCTAGGCACTCTAAATACCAATAGGTGATTGTTTAGTTATTTAGATGTCATATAGGGGAAAATACAAACCATCATATCCCAAAAAATATAAAGGAGATCCTACTAATATTGTTTATAGATCCCTATGGGAGCGTAAGTTTATGGTTTACTGTGATAATAACTTAAGTGTTTTGGAGTGGCAATCTGAGGAATTTTTTATTCCATATAGGTCTCCTGTTGATAATAAAATACATCGATACTTTCCAGATTTCTTTATCAAGTATAAAGATACAGATGGTAAAATCAGATCATCACTGATAGAAATTAAACCACTGAGACAGTGTTCTCCACCATCTAAACCAAAGAGGCAAACTAAAAAATATCTTAGTGAGGCATATGAATATGCCAAAAATCAAGCAAAGTGGAAAGCAGCGCAAGAATTTTGTAGAGATAGAAGATGGGAATTTAAAGTAATGACGGAGAAAGAATTAGGTATCAAATAATGGCAAAGAGACCAACAGATACAGATACTAACGTTAATAGAATCCGTTCTGCTGTTGATGAAATGACAGGACTTGCTGATCCTGATGATAGGATGCTGGGAGTTCTTGAACTTTTGACACCATCTTCTGCTAGAGAAGTAATTCCTGGAAAAATATATTTGTTTATATACAACGCAAAAACACCAAATATTCTTTACGATTCAAATCCATTCATTGCTGTCACTGATGTATTTCAGTGGGGATTCAGAGGATTAAGTGCTCATTGGCGTGAACCACGTCAATATACATGGAGTGAGGTGGGAAGTGATGTTTATGAAATATACAAATCTGAGGTAAGAGATATACTTAGGTTATCACTTATGAATAAGCGTCTAAATAATTAAAAATCTATCTATAGATGGCTATCAATTATAATACAGATCTTGGTGACACTTTAGACCTAGGTAGAGATTATGTATCAGTCCTCAAGGATGGTTTGAATGTATCGCCAGATCCAACACAGGTAAAACCTGCTGATGTCCTTCAATATCCCTTAGATGTTGAGGTTGACCATCAAGATATGCTGCTTATAAGAATTTTCAAGCAAATAGAAAATCCATTAAATTTGACCGGCGATAAAGGTATAGTAAAATTTCAAACAGATTCAAAAGGAAATAAAATCGGGGTTACAAGTATAGATCCTGTGCTGGAGAAAGATGAACGATTTCATAAAAAACTATCAGATCCAGAAGCTAATTCGCTGAAAAAAGATTCCAAATATATTTGGCTTCCAATACCACAACAGATCTCAGATTCATTAACTGTAGGATATTCGGAAGACACTTTAAATCCATTACAAGCAGCAGGATT